CGGTTGTAGGCGTGCACCAGTTGCCCGCCCTCCACGACGATGCCCGCATGGCTGAAGGTGCGGCCAAACCTGAAGAGGGCAATGTCGCCCACCTGCGGGTGCTCTGTGCGGTTTGCCCGCGCGTCCAGGGCAGCCATGTACAGCTCCTCATCCCGATGCAGGTGCCAACTGATGGCATACGCCCCGGGATCAATGGGCGGCACCAGCCCGCAGGCCTCGTAGACCGCACAGATCATGTGCACGCAATCAACCCCACCGCCCTTGAGACGCTGATGCGCGTGGTAGGGCGTCCCCAGCCACGATGAGGCCTCAACCGCCACGCGCTGGCGCAGCGTCAGATCACCGTTTCTGGCGGGGGTATGAATGGGTGCCCCCGAAATCTCGGGCTGTTGGCGAACTTGGATGTGCATGTTTCGAGCGTGAGATTGCAGCCTGGGTAAACCTGGAACTCATCGCCTACGGCCACAGGCGCTGGCCATGGCTGCATGACAACGATGTGGGTGGTTGAGTGCTGGCGCACCGTGCGCCTGATGCCTGCATTGGCGCCAGTGACGAAGGTGATGGCACCCAGATCGAAATACCCGGAGGCCGGCAAAAGGTTATGCGCGAACTGCATGCGCAGCCCATCGCTGGCCGACTGCGCAAAGCCGGTCACGGTGTAAGTGGCCGGGTCTCGGCCGCAATTGGCGTCATACAAGCTGTTGCGGCACTGTGGCTGATACACGGTGGGCGGCAGCGGCAGATTGAAAAGCTCGAGAACTGACCGGACGGTCACGCGGACCTGCAGCCGGCCGGCACTTTCCACATCGCTCACGCGCCCGAAAAACTGCTCGATCTTGCCCACCCATGGCGCTGCACCCAGGTCAGCCCTGAATGCCTTATCCAGCACCACTTCGGCTCCATCAAATCCGCCGGCCAAGATGAATGGAACCATCGGCTGGCCATTGATGGTCTGCGACGCATCTGCAGTGATGGTCATGTCCATGGCCTGCGCCTCAACCCCTGCGGACATCTCAAGCATGCCGCGCGACAGACCGGGCCCAATGACCCAGGTGTCGGCACCGATCACCACCGCCTGGTCGATGTTCGTCCAGCGCAGCACCTGCCCACCAGACAGCGTGATCGTGTAAAGGTCAGCCACCTGCAGGCGGTTGTTGTCTCGCAGCAGGGCCGACAGCTCTGGCGTGATGGATCTGCGAAGCTGGGTCATGGTTTCACCGTCATGAACTCGACCTGGCCGAGCTGCCACATGTCCTGCATGAACTTCTCCAGGTCCATCTGGTCCTTGGTGAAGCGGCAGCGCCAGAAGTAATCACCGGTCCAGGTGATGTCAGCACCATTGGCCGGCGGGGCGCTGAAGGTGATCAGCCCGGTGGCACTCACGGTGAACGCCGTGGTGGCCACACCGTTGATCTTGACCACAGGCGTGCCATCCAGCTCGTACACCGGCTCGACCAGGCCGGCAAACTCACGAATGGCCTGCCAAGCCACCCGGGTGCCGTTCCCGGTACCCAGGGGCTCGTCGACCACCTCATGATCATCCGGGTCCCGGAAGCGCCAGGTGTCGAAACTGCCCTGGTGGGCATTGAAGAACGCCAGCAGGGTTTGCATCTCGGGGAACGCCTGACCCGAGCGCAAAAACTCATACTTGAGGCGGTACCGGCGGCGTGGGCTGGACCAGATCGCTCTGGAGAACTCACGGCCAGAATCGGTTTCTCGCACCGAGTTGCGCCAAACCTGGGCCCGGATGACTCCGAAGCCCAGGCCGGGCAGCTCTGGGTACACAAGGTTGCTCATGCAGGTCTCCAGCCGTTGCGCTGCAGCTTGTTCATCTCTTCAGCAATGACGCGCGACTTGCGGCGGATCTCCTCATCACTGAGGCGCCCGCTGTGGTCGTTGTAGACCACCGTGCCGCCACCCACGCTGCCACCGCCCTCCGCCATCTCGCGGAACATCTCGGCGTACTGCGCGGGCAGCACCATTTCCTTCTCGTGCAGCTGCGCGATCGGATTGGTGCCCGCCGGGATCGACCAGCCGCCCTCAGCAGACGGAATCGAACCGCTCAAGCCCATGACGGCCGCGAAAATCGTGGCCATGGCGCCAAGGGCCAACGCGGGGCCCACGATAGGGATACCAGCTTGCGACGCTGCAGCGCCGGCACCGGCCTCAGCCGCCTTGGCGCCAATCAGGCCCAGGGACTGCGCCTTTTCCAGCGCGAACATGGCCACGCGCTTGGCGATGATCTTGGAGATCTCGCCAATGATGGAAGAGCTGATGCCCTGCCAAATCGAGGCCAAGCCCTGACGCAGCGACATCGTGCCCTGCAGCATCCCCTGAATCGACTGGTTGAAAGCCATTTCAGCGGACTTGATGACGCTGGTCACCGGGTTTTGCGCCACCGCCTGGGCCTTGATCTGCCCGGCCTTCATGGCGTGCTGCAGCTCCAGCTGCTCGATCTGGGACAGGATCTGCGCGTACTGGATCGGATCACGATCTGGATCGACGGCCAGCAATCGCGCCTGCATGGCGTCCATCTTGATCTGCGTCTTCTGCTGCTCAAACTGACGCTCCTGCTCCAGCAGCTGCTGCTGCGTGATCAGGCCCATGTTGGCCATGTTCTGAGCCTCAGACTCAGCCAGGGCCACAGCAGCCAGCGCTTTTTGCTCGCGCTCAACACGCTGCTGCTCATCGAGCTGACGGCCAGTCTCGGCCATCTCGCGCAAGGCAGCGATTTCGAGCCGCGCGGTATCGCGTGCGATTCGGGCTTTGTCTTTGGCGTTCAGGTCGTAGCGCTGGGCAATCTCTTCCAGCGCCTGCAGCTCTTCCAGCTTGCTCATCTCGCGCAGGGCATTGGTCTGCATGTAGGCCACCCGGGCGGCCTCCAGCTCTGCCTGCACCATTGGCACCTGAGAGACCTCGGCAGATGAGCCGCCAGACTTCCCACCCTTAGTCGCCTTGGTCTTTCCGCCAGATAAATTGGAGCCACCCTCTGAGCCTGCACCGCCGCCGCCCATGTTGTTGAGCGTGTACGCCAAAAGGGCAGACCCCTCGCCACCACTCATGAGCGTCATCACGCGCTGAACAGCCGCGCCAGCGTCTTCCCAGGTGCTTTTCAGAATGTTGCCTGCACCAGTCAGATCACCAGACAGCGCAGTGACCGCCGCAGCGGCCAAGCCGCCGATGGCCCGCGCCATGCCTGCGATCACCTCCCAGACCGCGCGTCCAGCGTCGATGACAACCGCAAAGATGGCTCCAACGGTTTGCCCCCAAGTCACCGCGGATTTATTCGCACCGAGCTTGTCAGCCTCGTCTCCGGTGGTCTTCAGCAAGCCAGACACGGTAGTGATCAAGCGAGCAAGACCGCTGAGCAAGTCTCCGACGACAGAGAAAGCACCCGTACCATTTTCGAGCTCAGCCAAAAACATCTGAAACGCGTTGGTGACCTGGATCCACGCGCCACCCACAGTAGGCGGGATCTCTTCGCTGCGCTTCATGATCTCGTCGTACTGACCAGACAAAGCGTTGGCCACCACGCTTGATGTCAGTTTTCCTTGCTCCCCCAAGTCCTTGAGCTGATCAACACCCACACCCAGGCCTTTTGCAAGAGCATTCGTCAGTGCAGAGTTGTTTTCAAGGATCGATTTCAGCTCATCGCCCTGGAGCACGCCGCTGGCCAGAGCCTGCGCGAACTGAGTTTGAGAGGCCGAAGCCTCTTGAGCAGACGAACCAGACAACCGCGCAGAGGCTGCAAGGATCTCTGAAAGCCTGATCGCGTCATTGGTCCCACCACCAAGAGCTTTGATGGCAGGCAGCATGCGAGCCGCAGAGCCAGCCAGCTCCGCATAACCCACCTGCAGGCGCTGCGCTGACGCAAACAGGGTCTGCTGGGCCGCACGCGCACCCTCGGCAGATCCAGTCACATCACGCAGGCGGGCACCGACCAAGGTGGCCTCATCGACGAGGCCCACCAGCTTGACCGCACCCACGGCGGCCATCAGGTTGCCCAGGTTGCCAAGCTGGTCCCGGATGCCTTTGAAACGCGACTCGACACCCTCGCTGAAGGTGCGGATCTGATTGCCGGCTTCCTGGAACTTCTGCGTGAAGTTCGCAGTGACCGCCGTGATGTTAAAGCGCAGTTCCTGATTCATCGGGTGGGCTCACTTGTTCTTTGTCGATGCGACGAACCCGAGGCACGAATCGCTCTTGTGGCGGCCCCAGCACGTTGGCCAAGGCTTCCATGGATCGCTCTTCGTCTTCGGGCGTCACCTTGCGATTGCTCTTGCCTGAACCCGAGCCAGCGCCGAGGTACAGGGCCACGCTGACGTGCACCGGGGGGTACTTCTCCCAGTAGCGTGTCAGCGCGGCCAGGTCGGGCAGGCTCAGGTGGTCTCGCCAGTAGTCGGGGTACTGGCCGCAGCTGGTGACGAGGTGGGCGTAGATCCCGCTCCAGTCCCAGCTGCCTGGGGCTCCCCCTCTGGGGTGCCCTCCGGCGGCGGTGTGGCAGAACCCACTTCCCAGCCGCTGGCCTTGAGCAAGGTGGTGAACATGCCCTGCAAGTCGTCCAGGCCGAGACCTTCACGCACCTGGTCGCGCGTCAACTCGGGGTAGTTGCGCTGCAGGGTGCGGTGGAAGATGTCGATCATGAGCGACACAGGCTTTTTCACCTTGCCGGCCAGCATCTCGTCAATCTGATCCTGGAAGTCCTCGATGATGCCGAGGCTCATCGGGGGCAGGATCAGCAGCTGATCGCCCATCTGCATGGGCACGCCCTTGAACTTCGGCATGGATTACTCCGAGAACGCCAGCTTGCCGATGATGCCGCCAGCGTCAGCCTGGGCACTGAAGCCCACTTCAGGCACGCTGAAGTCATCGTTCTTCGTGCTGAGCTTCCAGCCATCAGCGATGCAGCTGTTCAGCGTCAGCACGGCCTGCTTGCCCTGGAAGGGGCCATAGAAGTCCACACTGAACATCGGCGCGTAACCCATGGGCAGGTTGCGGATGGTCATGGTGCGGCCAGTGGTGCTGGTGGCGGTGTAGCGGTAGTTGATGTACACCACGGTGTTGGAATCAGCTGCAGCAAACGTGTACACGCCCGCGTTGCTCACAGCGTACTCACCAGCCGTGGGCGCCGAAGCGACACGGCGCAGGGGGCGGCCGGTGGCGCTGTTGATCACACCCAGATCCTTGTCAAAGGTGCCGCTGGACGGGGGCGTGACGGTGATGGTGTACGGCGACGATGCCGGGATGGCCACGCCCACGGTGTCGCTCACCATGGACAGGGTGCCATTGGTGCCGGCCACACCGAACACGATGGTTTCCAGGAAGCCGGCGCGAATGTCGGCCACCTTGGCCTTGCCGGAGATTTCACCCTTGCCACGGCCCACGGCCACAGCGAACTGATTCTGGCCGTGCAGCTTCTTGAGCTCGAACTTCACATCGAACTCAGCATCCTGCAAGGTGCCGAACAACAGAGGGGTGGGGTTCGCGATGGCAGCGCCAGTCGCGTCCTGCGTGGGCGTGCCCCACAGCAGGCCAGAGCCGAACATGAACATGGTGAGATCCTTTCAGGGACAGAGAGGGGGGAGGAGGTGGATGGGTCAGCGGATGGCAGCCACGCCCAAACGGCCCTCAAGGGCGCGACGGGCCAGCTTGTTGCCCGGCGTGCCGGGCTTGCCCGCGCCACGGTGGCGACGGCTCAAGGTAGGTTGATGAGGGTGCAGGCTCGGTGTCGGGCCCAGGCCCGCCAGAGGCGGACCAGAGAACACAGCCAGGCACATCGAGATCAAGAGGTGGCGAAGGCGGTTCATTGATCGCTCCAGGGTCAGGGCGGAAGAGCCAGGTTGAAGCCGTTGCCGAGGTACGTGAACACGTAGACCGTCGACACAAAGCCAAACGGCTGATCGGTGTTGGCGGGCCGCCACTCGGTGCGCTCACGGCGACACTGCGACGCCAGCTGCCACAGGGGCAGCAGCTGGGTGAGCCGCTGATGAGCCTGCAGACGCACCACGTCAGCGCGGCTCTGCCAGTTGGCCCCACGCACCACCACCGTGACCATGGCCCGCAGCTCGTTGCGCTCCACGGGCGTGAAGGGATTCGCCTGGCCGCCCAGGGGCGTCGAATCCTCGTCACCCAGCTCGATGAGGATCACCAGATCCTCTTCTCGCGTGATGGCGTCTTCGCGGTCACGGTACACAGCAGCGCCGGCATCTGTGTTGCCCGCCAGGCCTGCCCGCAGCGTTTCAGCGATTTGCTCTGGAATGCTGGGCATGGTCAGTCCTTCGTGAGCAGCACCGACGAAAACGCGCCATCACCCATGGCCCGGGGTGCTTCGCGGGCGGTGTAATCCACACCGTTCACGGTCACCTGGGTGTCACGGGCGATCTGCACGTCCTTCGTGATGTAGGTCAGCTCGTACTGCCGGCTGTGCGCGGACGCACGCTGCAGATCCATCACCGTGTCAGGCTGGGCCAGCAGGCCCAGAAAGTTCACGGCACCCACGGTGCACGGCACGCCCTGATCCATCAGGTAGATGGACAGGTCTTCCTGGAACATGGTCAGGCCTTGGGAGCGGCATCGGCAGCAGGAGCTGCCGCGGCGCCCAGCTTGGCCAGCGCTTCAGCCACCTTGGCCTCGACAGCCTTGGCGATCACATCGGCCTGGGCTGCACCGGGCTGCACGGCCTCTTGCGCACGCTGGTCGGCCTCGGCCAGGTGCTCTTTGCTGGTGTCGCGCAGCTTGGTCTTGTCGTCGACGATCTTGCCGCGCTGGGCAGTGATCAGTGCTACAGCCTTGTCGTCGTCCAGTTCGACAACCGAACCCTGGAACAGGGTCTCACCCGCGATCAGGCAGGTGCTGATGATTTCAACGCGCTTCATGGCGTGGTCCTTGTGTGATGGAAAGAAAAAGGCCCCGCAGCTTCATGTGAGCTGCAGGGCCGGTCAGGCCTCAAAGCTGACGGGCGTCAGCGATCAGGCGTGCAGGGCGTCCAGCATCGCGGCGAACGACTGAGCGCGACGGGCCTGGATGTCGATGGTCTGGTAGATGTGCGTGCGCACGATGCGGTTCGATGCCTGGGTGACTTCGTCCACCAGGATCTCGGCACCACCCCATTCACCGATCAGCAGATCGCTCCAGTTGCCGAAGAACAGCGCGGAGCAGACACCAGAGCTGGTGCCCTTGGTCAGATCGCTGCGCACGTTGTTCGACACACCCGCGCGGTAGCCGTTCAGGCGGCCGAACAGCGCAGGGTCATCGCCGGCCATGGCTTCTTGCCAGACTTCCTGACCGCTGGTGCCCGTGAACTTCTGGGTCCGCTTGAGGCGACCACGCACGCGGGTGTTGGTCAGGTAGGCGACCGAGCCCTGGGCGGCGTTGCTGTTGGCGACTTGGCTTTCCAGCTCCACGATGTGGTCCCAGGTCGGGGCCGCACCGTTCGTGCCACCCACCACAGCACCGATGCCGGCGATGTTGGCCAAGCCCGTGGGCGCGTTGCCGGTACCGGGCGCGTGCAGGGCAGCCCAGTCCAGGTAAGCAGCCATGGTCTCGACCATGTCGGCACGCACCAGGCCCTCAATCGCGGGCGTGGCCTGCAGCAGCATTTCGCGCGTCAGGTCCTGGATGGCGTGAACGGTCTTGGGCGTCATCGTCACCTTGCTGAAGGTGATATCGCTCTCGCTGCCAGCGCCGCCTTGAGCCACCCAGCCCGGGGTCACCGAGCCGATCTGACGCGGGATGTCGACGTTACCGACCAGGCCGCCCAGGACGCGGGCACCCATGCGACGCACCAGCGATGCGTTGCGCAGCAGGGTGATGAAGTCGGCAGACATCAGGTCGGTGGAGACCAGGGCGCCGCCGGCGGCCAGCGAGCTGGTGGCCAGGTCACGCTGGCTGGCGATGACGCGATCGCCCACCATCAAGTGGCCATCCACCACGCGCACGCCCGGCAGCGGCTGGCTCATCACTTCCAGCGGCAGGTAGTAGCCCTTGCCCTGCGAGCGGTGGCCCACAGCGTCCATGCGCTTGCGCACATCGCCCACCACTTCGTGCTCGAAGCCGGCCTCTTCGGCGTTTTTATCCACCAAGCTGAGCAGGAACTTGCGCAGCGAGAACTGACGCGCTTCCTTCTGGCTCATGCCGATCTGGTGCGGCAGCGCTTCCAGAGGCTTGTCGCTGCCCTTCTTGTGCAGCTCATCGAGCATCACGCCACGGAACAGCTCCAGGCTGGTGCCCATGGCGATGTGCTCTTCGGCGAGTTGGCGCATGTTGTGGCGGGTGCCCAGGGCGATGATGCCCTTGGCGCGTTCGTGCTCAGCCTTGATGGCGTCTTGACGGATCTTGTCCAGATCCACGTTTTCGGTGGTCATTTGCTTTTCCTTCGGTGTTGCAGGAATGGAGGGAGGAGAGGAAGGTGCGGAGGTCGGTGCCTCCAGGGCCCGTTCACCCTTGATGGGAACGGGCTTGAGGTCATCGCCCGATTCACGGCCCACGCCGACCGACATGTCGGCAGGTACCGAAACCAGGGAGACCTCCAGGGGCATCCAGTCGATCACGCGGTACGTCGACACATCGCCCTCTCGCTTCACCAGCTCGAGTTCGCGGATCTCGTACCCAACGCTCACGTTGGTTCGCACCCCGTCTTTGACGTCCTGGAATTCCTGCTCAGCTCGTGGGCTCTTACCGAACTTCACGACTGCCCGACCTTTCCGGTCGGTGCCGAGCTGGGCTTCCATGACGACGCCAATCTGTTGCCGCATGTCGTGGTCCGCCAGCAGAGGGGCGCGACCACTGCTGATCCAGGTCATGTCCACCTCAGCGGGTGCATGCCCCAGGATCTCGACACCCCACCAGCGCTCGTAAGGTTCTTCGCTGGAAAACGAAAGAGGCACTGTGCGTGCCTCTTCGTCGATGTCGTTGCGGTTGAGCTGGTAGGTGCGCCACTGCCGGCCCAGCTTCAAAGGCTGGCCAGGCTCATGGCGCTGCTCAGGTTTCGTCATCGTTGCCTGCATTGCTGGCTCCTTCTTCAGGTTCGCCCTGGTCATCAGGGTCATCAGGCTTGGCGGGCGCCACGGCCTTCGGGTTTTTGCTCTGGCTGGCGGCGTGGGTGTTGAGCGTCACGCCCTTTTCCCGCGCCATCGCCTCTTCGCTGGCCAGCTCATCCAGCACCTCTTCGAAGTCTTCGCCGCGATCGGCGCAGATCCGGTGCCGGCTGGTCACGCCCAGCGATACGGCTTGCGCGTCGGCCGCGATGTCCTTCTGTGGATCGGTCGACCGCCAAGGGCGAGGGATGAAGCGTGGCTTGTTGAGCCGATCGAACGCATCCGGCGGCAGCCGACCCACTTGGCCAAATGCCAGCGAGTGCGACAGCCACTCTTCGAACATCGGTCCTACCACGGCCTCCTTCATCGCGCCCTGCAACGACTCGTAGGTGTCACGGTCGTTCATGGCGCCGAAGCGCATGGTGCTCAGGTTCACGCCCCGCAGGTCGTTGCCCAGGATGTTGTAGGTCAGGCCCACCGAGCTGGAGAACGCCCGCAGCATCGCCGCGATGAAGCCCTCCATGGCGTCATTCGGGTACGCCGGGTCGTAGGTCTGGAAGTCCCAGCCGGCAGGCAGCACACCGAACACACCAGGCTCGGCTTCCTGGTACAGGTCAGCCGCTGGGTCTCGGGCGGCCTCGTCCTGGTTGTCGGCCAGGGCTGTGCCATCGATGGGCGGCGTCAGCGACGAGTCCGGCGCCGGCGGCTTGTAGAAGCCCATCTTGCTCGCACCGTTGCGAGCATTGACCAGCGCGGCTTCCTCGTACCCGCCCAGCATGGCCATGCGCCGAATCGCCGCGTAGATCCACGGCACGCCGCGCACGGTGTCAGGCCGCAGATCCTCCACCAGATACCAGTGGATGATGCGATCAGCCGGCACGCGGCGGTGCCGAGCTGGCGCCACATGGCCCACATCGTCACCCGGGTGGGTGCTGTGGAACCAGTAGTACACCGCTGCGCCGTAGGCGTCGATCTCGACACCCATGCGGATCGAGTTGCCCTGATCCAGCGCACCGTAGCCAGGAATCGCCCCACCAGCGCCCACGTTCAGCTGGTCATCCAGCAGGTCAGGATCGATCAGCCGGTAGGCCATGCCGAATCGGTTGAAGCGCTTGCCGTACAGCTTCTCGATGATCACTTCGCCATCGCGGGCGCAGTTGTTGATCACCGCCCGCTCGAACGTGGCCCGGCTGTAGCGCTTGTCGGCCGTGTAGGTGCCCAGCTTCGAGAATTCCTTGAAGGCTTCCTCGATGGTGTTGTTCGCATCGGCGTCCGGCGTGCCGTTGCGCTTGTAGATCTTCGACTGAAAGCCAAAGCCGCGCGGGCCCACCACATTGTTGCGCAGCAGTTGCAAGAACCGCTTCACATACTCGTTGTCGTTGCTGAGCTGGCGACTGCGCAAGCGCATCTGGCGCAGCGACATCCGCACCTCAGCGTTGCCAGACACCAGACCCAGCGTCGACATCATGTCGGACACCAGCCGGTCATTGCTGGCCGCCATGAAGCCCCGCAGCGCCCGGGTGGGCGGCGCGGCCAGCAGCCGAGCACCGTGCGCCGGGGCATGCCAGGCGCCACCTCGGGACTGTGCGCGTGCAGCTTCACGCTGCGCCCGCCATTCCGTCAGGATGCGACTGCCCGCCCCAGCAGCCGGATGCTGCAGGGTTGTTTTTGTCGTCATGTGTGATCACCGTGGCCGCGTGAAGCGCAGCTTGATTCGGTTGCGTGGGGCGCCACCCGCAGCGATGCGGGCGGCCTCCTTTTCTGCTTTGACCTTGTCAGACCAGAACTTGATTTGCCGCTGGATCTCGGCCGCGCTTTGGAACTCGGTCTCACGCTCCATGATCCGGTAGCGCTTGATCGCGCCCCGGGTGCTCACGAACGAGGCGTAAGCCGCCTCCAGGTCGGCCAGCGTGCGCTCGGCCAGCGTGCGTGTGTCCAGCGCACCGGTCACCTGCCGGGGATCCGGCTGGATGGTGATCTGGCCCGAGCCTGTGGTGAACGAATCACCGCTGCGCTCGACCCAGGTCACCCAGCCATACTCACCAGCCGGCCAGTCCGCCGTGGCGCTGGCCAATGCCTGCACCAGGTGCTGGCGCCCATCGGTGGCACCCGTGCCGGTGATCTCGATGGGCGCCTGGGTGCCAGACCGTGCGATCAGCCGCAGCTTCAACACCCAGCCATCCGCGAAGGGGTACGCCGGAAGGTCGACCACCTCGCGGAAGGTGTCGCCGGCGGTGTGGGTT